CTCTTGTAAAGTCGTGTACTAAATATATCCATTTGAATTGTTCAGAGTCTACAAATTTTTGAATTAACTCATCATCAGTATAACCGACTATAACCGCAGTTCGTTTTGGTTGAAAATCAACTGGTATATATTTACCACTACCTATCTGATAATTGTCTTTATGAAAATTGTGTCTTTTGATACATGATAACATATCATCAAGACCATTATAACTTTTTTGCATATAACTTAGTTTACATTGACTATTCTAAATAAACTTGTATTTAATATTTTGTATCCATCACCTTCTGTTAGAATCATAGAGTTTCTATAACTATCCCAATCAATTTTATATGTTTTATCCTCAACACCACCATTTAAGTCTACAATCAATCTATTCAATGCGTTGATTGTGTAAATAGTGTTTGACTCTTTCTTACGATGTGCTAATATAGTACTTCCTAAGAATTTTCTTTCATTGTTTGGTATGATGTTATAACTAATCACTAATTCTTGTGATGGTTTTAATTTTAAAATAAATATCTTTCTACTATAAAGGATGAATGAGTCTTGAATAGTTTCTAAAACCGATTCAAATTCAGCTTCATTAGTAAATGTACATAATAATTGCGTTCTCACCCATATCCCTTATTTTATCTTTAAAGCTGATTTAACTTTTCCTAATGGAAGTTCTTGTGTACCTTCAAAGTTGTAACTATATCTACCAGATGAATTAGTTCCCATTCTAAATTGGGAATATTTCATATCACCTGTTGTTTCATTTATACCTGTTAATCCATATCCCGTCATTGTGAAATACTTACCATCTTTTGCGTTTGTTCTTAAAAAGAATACCGTTGTATCTGATAAGTCTTTTGACAACTTGTCTTGTACAAATTTTTCAGAACCAGGAAATTGTTTATATGTAGTTCCTTTTCCATCTTTATCTACACCAAAGACTTTATATAAAGGTAATGTTGTTTTACCATATATCATTTCTTTCTCTATCTCTATTAGTTGTGAGTATAACTTTTTTGCATCGCCAGATAAATCACCCAATATACTTTTAAGTACGATTGCTGATTGAAAGTTTGTCAATAACTTAGCAACAGTATCTTTTGATACAGGTGCAGTTAAAGAGAGTTTTTCATATCCGTTATAGTAAAATGCTGGATTTGATATAGCTGAACTATACAATGCTTTTAGTTTAGTATCCACATTAGTTACTAATTTATCTAATACTTTTTGATTTGTTGCAATTTGTTCAAAAGAATCATATATAGATGGTTTCTTAGCTTCATTTAGAATACCTTCATGTAACCCTGCTCTTAGTAATTCTTTTTCTAATTTTTTAACTTCAGATTTTGGAGATTTTTTTAATCCCTTGAATATCTTTTTTGAGAATCCAAATAAGAATTTTCCTAATTGAGAAATTTTCTGTAATAAGTTAGAACCAATACCTTTTATAAAAGCAACACCCTTATTTAAAAAGTCTCTTAATCCCTCATTCAATTGAACTGACTCTAATGCCAAATTCTTAACATCCTCAGTACCCAATAACCCATACTTGTCTTTTAAGAATCCGTATATTTTACCTAATTGAGCTCCACCTTCTGCTTTTTTGAGTGATACTTGTATAAACTTAATACTTGTACCAATTATTGTACAAACACCCTTTTTATCATATTCAACAGGTAACCCTTCACCTAACTTAGATATAAGTTCAGACGATGGGACATTGGATATAACACAATCAGCAGTATTATCTTTTACACCATCTACTAATTCAGAACGCTCAGTAGCTTGATAATATCCTTTTATATTTTTATGAGTTATAAATGCACCTTTAAATTTCATATCATCTGTAAACTTGGTCATACCTGCCATTAATTGTGCTATCAAGAAATAATCACCAAGTGGCATTGTATCTAATTTAGATAAAATCTCATTAGGTTTTGCGTATTCTCCACTACTTCCCAATGCTTTTACAAATTTCTGTTTTACATCGTTAGTAACTTTTGGTAAAGTTTCTTCGGTAGCTGAATTTAATTGTTTAAGTATACTGAAACCATTTACATATGTTCCCATACATTGTGCAGTTTCCATCGTTTCTGTATCAAAGTTTACATCAGTTGGTTTAGAACCTTTTCTCATTTTACCAAATAAAGACTGAATGTTTCCATTACTTGCAGTAATTATATAATTTTTACCAGTATCTTCAGCGGATACATATACAGTTTGACCATTATTTATTTTTACTTGAACACCATCTTCAGTAGGTGCTATTTTAGTAAAAGGTCCTTTAGGTACTTTTTCACCTTTTGGTAATCCCATTTGTAATAAATCTGCGGTATTTTTAAGTGGTATGAATTTATCACCTATTGCATATTTGTTATCATATATGGAAGCTTCACTAAGGAGTTGTCCTAATTGAATTAGTATATTTTCTTTTACTTTTTCTTTATCCTTTAACTTGTCTTTTTCAATCTGAGTCAACATTCCAAATTTGTCAATCTCTTTTTCGTCACCAGAGTCAGGTCTTTCTTCTTCTGGCTCTTCTTCATTATCTTTATCAAACTCTTGAATTAGAATATCAGCTTTTGCTTCACCAACCTCATCTATAAGATGATAATAAAAAGATTTTAAGAATTCTTCAGTATAAATACCTTCAGTAAGTTTAGTGTCTATATCAGACCAAACCTTCCGTAATATTCTATCTACTATGTTTTGGGATTTCTTCATAACTATAAATACCTAAATATTGGTCTTAACCATATTATCATAATTGTTTCCAATTTCTATCTCGACAGGGAATCCATCTTTTTCCATTATTGATTTAACTTCCCTAATGTAATTCTCTTCGTTTGCGTCAACATCGAACAGAATCGAGTCGTATGTATATAATATAGGTACTGACTTTTGATTCAAATTGATTTTTGACAATTTATCTAATATAAATATGTTTCTTTCTGTTTCAAGCGCTTGTAAAACATAATTAAATAATTTATTTTTATTTAGATTCTCATCAAATTTAATTTTTCTTTGTAAAATAGGTGTAACCACTTCACGATTTCGTAAGAAATCTAACCATAGTGAGTTTATGTAATCTGATGTTTTTTTGAAAAATGGTATGTGATAGTACTCATCTTCCACCCCACCATATAGTTGTCTAAATGTGATTGCCTTTGCTTGACTAATATCTTTTCCATATTGATTTGCCAACCACCCATGTGCTTTCTTATCTAATGGAATATCTATGCCAATTAGTTTTGATATGAGTCGAATGTGATATCCATCGAAATCTAATTGGCACAATTTACCATTTTCGAATCGTGAAATAAATCTACTACGAGTACCATCATTTTTCTTAAGTGCTGCGTAATTTACTCCACCAAATGTATTGGATGGTCGTGATGTTGTAGTAAGTGTATTATATTGAGTATGTTCAAGTGTATCTAAATCCGTATAAAGTCCATTCTTTTCAACCCATTGTAATGATTTCGCATATAGTTGTGAGAATTTAGAAATTTTTGAGTCGACAAAAAGTTTCTTCCAATCTTCGAATTGTTCGTAGTGTTTCCATATAGGAATAAGGTCATTTGCTTTAGGTGCCTGTCGTCTTCTGAATATAGTGTAGATGGGTTTCTCTTGTACATCGAATGATTTAGCTTGCCAAAAGAGTGACATTTCTAAATCATACATATTGGGTAAGAAATCATAGTGATATAGAAAATCTTTCATTCCTACTATGTAAACTTCTTTAAAGTTGTGAAACTCTACCTTTTCGTCTATTTTACTTGCGTCTATGTTGTTGTAATTAACAAATAGGTCTAATGTACCATCTGATATGATTAGTGCGGATACTCGTGTCTTTATAGGGTGTTTATCTAAACTCGTAAGTATAGGGTACACCAATATCCTTTCCCGATAGAGTTGGGATATATGTTTCTTAAGTTGTTTGTTGCTATCTACAATTTTCATCCGTAACTAATATACGAAACTTTTATGAATTATCCAAATTAATATCCGATAAACTCTAAGTCAATACCACTTACCAATCCTTTTTCAGCATAGTAAGGATACTCTTCGCTTAACCAATAGTTTTGAACATTATCAAGTTCGTTTATAACTTCTTCGTATAATTCTGAAGTATCATCATCACTTCCGTATGATGCTCCCCATTGGATTCCACCACAAAGTTGTATCAGTTCATTGAGTTTATCCCAATTATTTTTATTGTTCTTAATACTAAGTAATATCTCAGCTTTCATCAATTCTGCTACTTTGTCATTGTGGTCATACATTTCTTTTGACCATGGTTTTGTGATTTCAATTCCGTATTTCATATTTTTCATTTTATTTATACATTATTACTACTGACCCAAACTTGTCATCAAACACTTTGATTAGATTATCATAATCACCACTTGTCATTTCTTTCATTAGTGGTTCAAATGGAACACCCACTTGTTTACAAAGGTTTTTTGCAACTCCTAATATGTAATATGCATTACCTTGAGGACCTGTCAAGTCTATTTCAATTTTTCCGTTACTTTTTGGTTTTGATTTTATCATATCTCTTAATCTTACACTACTAATATAGTGATAATATTTGAGACTACCAAACTTTTAATGTTAAGAAATTGTTAAATTTTTGCACCTTGTTGTAAGTTGGTAAGATATCGTTCAAGGCCTAAAAATGTATTCTGATACAACATAATTGTTCTTTTATTGGTATCAATAATACCTTTTTCTTCTGGTGTATCATTTAAAGGTCCAGCAATTTTCCATTTTAATTCGAGTTTCTGATAGTATACACTCTCTAACTCACCAAATCCTTCTTCACTTAGTTCATTAATAATGGTACTTCCCTTTCTTTTGTAAAAATACCTTGTTGCAAAAGAATTGTCATAATCTTCTTGAGTTGGTTGAAACAAATGAGGGTCAGGTATTACAAGATTTTGTTCATAATCTTCAACTGCCTCTTTTAATACATTATATTGAAAAGTATTTTTCGCAAGTTGTTCGCTCAATATATAAAGTGGTACTAATTTTACAGATACATCTTTTACATATACTGGCTGAGTATATATTTCTCCTGTGTTGGTATATTTGTGATATTGCCCAACCCATTCGTCACCATCATCAGTCATCCATTCACCACCCTCGGTGTATAGACCCTTTTGGATACTTCCTTCTGGATAATATATTCTTCGTCTTCCCATTATGCGTCAATCATCATTAAGCCAGATATTTTAGTAGACCAATCACCACCATTAAATTCTTGACCAATTTTTGTTACTATAAAATATGCTTTATTTTTTATTCTCGATGGTAATCTATCAACGCTAAAACAATCTCCATATTTTGGTAAATTGTAACCATCAACAGTAAGTTCACATTCTAACCCATAACTAATGTTTGGGTTATATTTTTTATTGTTATTTTTTACATATGCTTTCAATGCTTGTTTTGCACCTGTAATATCATCTTCACTAATATTATCCCCAAGTGATTCAATTGCTTTTGCTAAATCTCCTGCGTAATCATTAGCATTTTCTCCAATAGAACCTGGATAACACCCACCGAAAACTGCGTCTAATTGTGGTGAACCCTCACCATCCATAGCTGCTGCAGTTGCTAACGCAATTAGGTCTGAGTCTAAATTAGATGTAAGACTGCAATCTCTAACACCATTTGCAAAACCTTTTGTTAATCTAATCATTGTTGGATTTACTTGTTTTTTAGCTGCAGTACCCTTATTTAAAATTAGAAATTTACCTTTTTCAGACTCATCCGAATCTGGGTCATTGTATAAAAATAATGTAAGATATCCACCTGAGTTTTCATTTATTTTATTAAATATTTTTTTTAAGAACATAGATGTTGCTATCCTATTTGGAGAATCTTCTTTTCCTGGTGGATTTTTTAGTTCTTTCATTGTGGTTTGCAGAAACCCAATTTGAACCCAAATACCTGCCAATGGATTACTACCTTTTGTTAAAGCGCTATAATCTGCATTAGGACCATACTTCGATGCCCAACCAAATATCATTTCTAATGGATTTGCTGATGCTATTTTTGAATCATTTTTTGTTTTTATTTTTATTTTAGAATAATCAAACTTTTGAGCTGCAGTACCGGCAACACTTTTAGAATTTTTATTAACATAGTCAATAAACTCATCTAATCTTACATATGGTAAAACATTATCTGTTGCACTATTAAAGAACGATGACCATCCCGTATTTACCATTTGGTGATTAACCAATCCAATTTTAGGTTTACCTGCACCACCACTTCTAACTTGAGCTTTACCCTCTGCAGGTTTACCCGTTAGTTTTGATGAGATTCCAACAAGGTTTGTTATTAAGTCGGTTGATGGGACTTCTTTACCAGACTCAGGGTCTTTAACTGTTTCTTTACCTACATCTTTTAAAGTCATGTAGTCAACATCTAAAACACCATCTGCCGCTCCTGCTACTTTTAAACTAACATCGTAACTTAAATCAGAGTTAATAGTGAAATTAAATCCTGTGATTTCACCTGTTACTGTTTTTGCATTTCCACCAACCCATCCTATCGTAATCTTTACTCGTTGTCTTGGTGTCATAAAGTTTTTTTCGATATGGTCAAAATGAGCTTGATTATAAACTTTACAATTACAACTTGCTTCAAATAACATTGCGTCTGATATATCTTGCCCACCATCGTTATTTATAGAAATACTTTCTAATACAGGAAAAGGTGTTAATCTACCACTATCATCTGTAAGCAAGTCTGCGTGTGTAGAACTATTAGTAATACTTTCTATTGACTTAAATGAACTGGAAGAACATTTAACAATTCCACCACCTGTAAGTGTAATTTTTCCATAAGCTCTACTGTGAAGTCCTACTCCTGAGACACCAATGCTACTTGCATTACTTGACATTTGCTGTGTTGGTCTTGGCAATGCTCTTGCACCTAATTGAAAACTCATAACTTAATCTTCTATTTTATTTAACGCATCATACTCACTTACAAACTTTAGTGTATCGTTCGGAATTCTTAATTGTATTCCAACTTCTGGAAACAAAGTACCTTTTCCTATATTATTAGCTCTGGCTATAATCCACCACAATGTAGGGTCTGAATAATATTCCCATGCTAAATTATCTAACCTATCACCTTCTTTTGTTATAATGTAAGTATCATTAATTTCAGGATTTATTATAGGATATACTAATGTAGTAGAGTACTTTCGTTCACCCTCTTTTTTAATTACTGGTATGTTATCGTATCTTTTCATATTTAACTCGCACCTTGAATTCTAAAATCACTACTAAAAACAAATACCTCACCACTATCATATTCGTGTATATTATTTCCAAGTACAGTAGCACCTACCGCAACATCAATACCCATTGGTAATCCAAAATCTACATCCCATGCAACCTCGTCTGAGTATGTATATGATAATGATGTTAATATCATTGGTGTTTCTACATACAACTTACCAACTGTTAGTTTTAATTCTTTGTTCGTACTACTACCCGGCGCAGTATATCCTGCTCCTGTATAATTTGGCATTGTATAAGTTGCTAATCGTTCTAACTTAGTCCACAATGGTTGCATCTCAACTCTTGATGTTGGGTATACTTTAAAATTAAATGATATGTCTCGTTTAAATGACTCATAAACATATACAGGTTCTGCTCTACCACTATATTTTATTTCAGTATAACTTGGTGAGAAGTTCTCTGCTAACCCTGTTACAGTTCCTCTAAATTGTAGATTACTCTTGTCAGTACCTAATCTGAAAACTAAATTAACTAAGTCTGATTGAATTGTGTCACCAATTTTTGATGCTTGTATTTTATCGTAATGCGATGACCAATTAGTAAGCTTTGAGTCATCATATGTCATGTCCGTTTGACCAGTTCTAGCCTTACCATCTACATAGACAGGTTTACCTGGACTTGGGAAGCTAAATTTTGTTTCTATACTTTCTTTGTCATAGTCTTTTGATTCTGCATTACCCCTTGAACCACCATCTAACTCTTTCCTAAAATCAGATGGCTTTACAGGTGTAGCTCCAAGCTGCGCTCTATCATCTGCCATATCCATTAACTGACCATGAGAAATCATCATATAATCCCCAATGTCAACAATATCTGGCCCTACTAATCCATCTGATTTAACAAGGTTTGGTTTGTTATCTTCATTGAACTTTTGTATTTTACCTAATTGTTCTACTACACCATATTTCTTAAGGTCTTCTGGGTCAGTTGGTATAGATTTAAAATATGTTTCTTCAGTTTCTTCATTTTTTTCTTTAAAAAAGAACTTTTGAGTGTAATCAGATAGACCTGTAATTTTATTACCAGTTGCGATTGCACCCAATCCTTTTATAAATGAATTTGTGTATCTTTTTACAAAAGTCTGACCAATACCATATAAGGAATCAGTACCACCACTAAATGTTTTTAAGTCACTACCAATTTCAATCGTACCAAAACTATCATATAACGAAATTAGATTATTTTTTGGTTTTTGAAGATTACCTTCAATGACACCACCTATTTTTGTGTATTTTCCTAGCGTATCTAATCCAAGGATACCACTTCTATCAGGTTTAAATCCTATTTGTTGACCACCTATCGCAGCTAAGAAGTTTGCAGGAGTCCAAATTTTATTATATGTGTTACTTCTCTGATTTCCAATTTGTGTTGCAGACCATAGTAAACCTTTTACTGATAAAAAGAATGAACCCATCCTTACTAAGTCTATTGCAGCTCTTTCAGTTGAAGCAACTGCTCCACCACGAATTAAACCATCATCAATTGGGAATCCAAATCCCCAACTTTGAGGTTCACCTTTTTTCTTTCGTTGTATACCTCTTAAAACATATGGTTGAGGTATTAAACTAAATTTATTTGCTTCTGGGTCTTGAAGATTGAATTTAGAGTACATTTCGTCTAAGAAAGATGGCGATTGTCTTTGTTGTAATAAATCACCAATACTTGTATATGAATCTATGTATCTATCACCATCTGGTGAGTATCTTTGTGTATCACCAATTGCTTTTCCTACCTTATATTGACCATATCCGGCTTGAAATGATATTCCAGGACTTTGTTGACTAAAATTACTTAATAATGACGATGCGTTATCAAATTGAGTACCATTTATACCTGTAAATTTAGTATCATCTTTGGTTCTCATAAATGGTGAGAATCCAACTGCTTTATCATCGGTAAAGAAATTAACCTGTTGTGGTACTTCAAGTCCTTGACCTTCTAAGTTACCATTGAAAGTAAAATCATTAGGTGTCGTTTCACCTTTAAATTTATCACCTTGTCCTGCAACTGGTGGAGTCGTTTCACCTAAAAATGATTCACCAGTTTGTTTTAACATTTCGTTAGGTGTCGTTTCACCTAAAAACTTAGAACTTCTATCTGATTCATTGGGTGTCGTTTCACCTAAAAACTTTGAAGACCTATCTGATTCATTGGGCGTTGTTTCACCTAAAAACTTTGAAGACCTATCTGATTCATTGGGTGTTGTTTCACCTAAAAACTTAGAACTTCTATCTGATTCGTTAGGTGTTGTCTCACCTAAGAAGTTTTGTGCAAATTTAAACTCTTTAGGAGTTGTCTCACCTAAAAACTTTTGTGTAAACTTAAACTCTTTTGCTTCAGTCTCACCTTTAAACTTTTCTGTCTGATTTGCAAGTGTAGGGTTTGTTTCACCTTTAAACTTTTCTGTCTGATTTGCAAGTGTAGGGTTTGTTTCACCTTTAAACTTTTCTGTCTGATTAACAAGTGTTGGGTCGGTTTGTCCTTTGAACTTATCACCTTGTGTTACTTCATTTGCTTCAGTCTCACCCTTGAACTTATCACCTTGTGTTACTTTATTCTGAGAAGTACCTACTTTTTCAGGAGTTTGTCTTGAATATTGTACATCATTTTTTGTTTTTATTTTATCAGTTAATGGTACAGTATTAAACGCAGAAGGTTCTATTCTTGCTTTTACTTCAAGAGGTTCACTTTTTGGCTTTCTGTAATCACCAAGATTTGATTTTAAGTCTTTTAACGACATTATGTTCCTCTACTTTGTCTTGTTCTCTGTGTTCTTGATATTTCACTAACTACTTTATTATCAAATACTATTTGTATTGGTTGACTCTTTATGTCAGCTCTCAACAATTTAAGTTCTTCTAATAATGGGTCACTTTCACCACCACCACCTGCGGTTGCACCACCACCATCGTCACCACCTGCTCCAAATGCTCCTGCAATCATTGGTAACATAAGTCCTAATGCGAATACTGTTCCAAGGAATGGTGTTATCATCAATAGACCCATTGCGAATGGCATCATCGCCAATCCTACTGCCGCAAGTCCTGCCGCCAAGGAAAGTAAACCTGGTGCGACTAACACTAATTGACTTAATCCTGCGGCTAATGCGGATATTGCTGGAACTGCTGCAATCAATATCATAGATGCGAGTCCAAATGCAAGAATACCCGGCGTTGCGTAAAGTAATCCAAGACCCAATGCCAACATACCAATACCAAGTAAACTTAATATAGCGGTTAATGGTATTAATGCGGGAGCAATCATAATCAGACCCATTAAGGATTCTGTAAGATTACCCATCATTTCAAATCCTTTTGCAATTTCTTGTATTGCGTATCCAAGAACTAATAATGCTGCGGCTATAATTAACATTGCGGCTGCACCTGCGAGAATCGCAACTGCCCCAACACCACTCATCATTATTGCACCTACCAATGCCAATGCACCTACTAATGCTAACATGGATACAACTGCCATACCAATAGCTTTCCACTCTACCTTCATAAATTCTTGTACTGCTTTTGCGAATACAAATACGGCTGCCGCTACAAGTAATAATGCCGCACCACCTGCGAGTAGTTTCTTGGCGTCAATACCTTGAACTGCCTTAGTCATACCACTCATTCCTTTACCACCGCCTGATTTTAATTTTGGTGTTTTTGGTGTTTTTGCTTTAGGTCCACCACTACCTGGTGCACCACTAAAGAAACTCTTACCACCTAATTTGTTCATTATACCATATTGTATAATCATTGAAGCAAGTTGTTTTCCTGTTTCCATTAAACCTTGCCCCATACTGGTAGCTCCTGCGGATAGGAATCCGTAAACTTGTGCACCTTTTTCACCAAACTTTGATTGTAACTCTGCGTTCTTTTCTTGAGTCTGTAACATATTACCCAACTCATCTGCAGACATTCCAATTGCGTCAGCATATATCTGTTGTTGTTTACGACCCATTTTACCAAAGTCTGCCGCAGATACACCTGCGTCATTTATAGCCTTCATCATCATTTCAGCACCCTTGGCTTGGTCACCGAATTGCATTTCAGCCGCAGCTGCGGTCATAGCTTGTTGGTCAGGTAACATTTCACCTAATCCAAATGCTCTTGCTTTCATCTGTTTTTGGATACTACCTTCTATATCTAACATATTGTCAGATACCGCATTCAGTTTATCCATTGACATCCCTTGTTTAACAAGTTCTGCTGATTTTTTTGCTAATACTTTAATTTCTTCTTTTGACATCCCCAACATTTGGTTTTGTTGACTTGCCATATCCTTTAAAACTGCGGATGCGTTGACACCGACACCACTTGCGATGTCTTTTATCTCAGATGTCATATCACTTGCGTCAGCACCTGCTTGTTCAAATATTTGTTGCATTGCGACTGCACCAGCACCATCACCTAATAAGTTGGATAGTTCTGCTACATCTTTTAATGTTTCTGAGTTTATGTGTTGAGTCGTTCCAAATGCGTCACTCATTGCCGTTGCAGCTGCTGCCGCATCTTCTGCACTTACTGTTAGTGAGAACATCGATGCACCTTGAATACTTGAAGCTAATCCTGCTGCTTCATTTGCTGATAGACCCATTGTCTTATATAAATCCAATGCAGTATCATAAGTTCCAGTAAATGCTTCTTTTGCTGCACCAATACCTTCAGTAAATGCTTTTGCACCAAGGGCCATTACACCACCTGCCATAAACAAGTCTGCAAGTTCTGATGAGTATCCTAATGATTCTTTTAATTTATCGTTTTGGTCTTTAAGTAAATCTTCGTATTCTTTTGCTTTGTCTACTTGTTTTTGAACTTCTACTTCTTTCTTTTTTTCAATATCAAGAAGTTTAATTTGAGAGTCTAATTGTGCTAATAATCCTTTATTTAGGAATTTACCACTCTTTACAGTTTCTTCTATATAGTCTTTTCTAGCTTCAACTGCTGCGTTTAGTTTATCGGCGGCACTTGTTTGTGATTTAAGATTGTCTGCTAATTTTGAGGCAAACTCATTTGCAGCCTTGGTATTCTTTCCTGCTTTACCAAGAATGTCGGCTAATTCATTGGCGTAATTTCTAGCGCCAAGAAATGACTCTTCAATCTTTTTATAATCATCTGCCATTTAGAACCCTAAAGTTATTTAATTCCGAATGTTTGTTTCATCCCAGGAGGAACTTTATCCAAAGAACCATATGTTTGGATAAGTATCTTCTCTTGTTCTGAACTCATGTCTTTCACTTTTTGTTTAGACCTTTCAATGTCTTTTTCAATCTGTTTAAGTTTGTTATCGGTTTTAGCCTTTTCTATTCTGTGAAAGATTCTATCAATAAAACCCTCATCTACTCCTTTGGAAGATAAGACCTCTCTTAATTTAGTTGCTTTGATGGTTTTCATATAATATCCCTTTGTTATATTCTATAAATATGTAAAAACCCAACAAATATGTCGGGTTCTTATACTACTATTATTTTCTTGGTGTTTTTGACTTGATTTTTCTCATTTCTTTATCATGTGCCTTTTTTTCTTCTTGTTTGAATTCTATTATCTTACCGATATAGAAGTTTCTCGCCCAAACAGGCATATTGTAGACATCGGTGTGACTAAACCCACCATTTCCATGATATATGAGGTCAAAAATTTGAGAATGTAAATGCTTTCTATAATCACTCGGAAGGCCAAAAAAACCCGACATCCATAGGCAGTTGCATTTCTCTCTCTTCCCCGGTCTCCTCAGATACAAATTCAAATGTTAAATCAATATCGGGAACACTTTGGTTGATATACGCTCTGAGTGCCTTTGAATCTACTGCGAATAATTCATTGTCCACGAAATGATTGATGTCTTTTTGGTCATCTGACCCATCTACTGAAAGAATCATATTTTTCATTCTTGTAGTTAACTCTCTTGAAGTCATATCTTTTAATTTACGATTTGCCTTCTTAATTGCTTCTACTTGATGTTTAACTTTTCTTTCTTTAGATTCGGTCATCGCCATAAAGGTAACCTTTCTCTTTGAGGTTGGTAAAGTGAATTCGAACTCATTTTTATGTGGTTCTACTTGATTTTCACCCTCATAATCCTTATTTTGGAATTGAGTAAGGTCGATGTTTTCTTTTTGCTTTGTACCTGGCATAGTTGGGTCGTCAATTTCAACCTTATACTCTTTACCATACCCAAGTACTCTTGCAGCAATCATAATTGCGTTTTTATCACCTGTAACTAAATCTATGTATTTAATTGTTTCACCATCACCATTACCAACGATTAATGACTGAAATAATCTGTCTAAAACAGTTCCGTCTTTAATATATGATTGTGTGGTTAGGATATCTTCCTCTTTTGCGGTCATATACTTCATTTCAACCTTTCCACTTGATAGTGGGTTGTCTTTTGGGTATATAAGTCCTTTTGAGGGTAAATCTATAACTTCCGTAGGGAACTTATAGTCACGAACTTCTCTTTGTTCGTGGTCTTTGATAGCTTTTTGTACCATATCCTTGTCGGAAACTGGGTACTCATCTTCTAATCGTTCTTTTGCCATAATAAAACTCGTTTTATATCTTTTTTTGTTGTACTGTACTATAATATATATGTAACTGGACTATTATTAATACAAAAAGTCTCAAAATTGTTTTAATAATGAGACTTTAAGATTTTAAAATAGATTTTGGATTATCCCCAAGTATAACTACCTTCGGTTCCTGTTAGTGTAGTTACACCACATTCAAATCCATCTGGTAAATCACCATCATAGGTAATTTTTTCTCTTCCACCATAATCGAAGCCATTAATTGGGAGTCCCCAATCTTCATTTGCTTCTTTGATTGTAAAATGTGTTGCAGCTTCTTCACCATTGTCCTTGTCTTCCCAAGTACAATATGAATCATCACCAATCCACTCGACAATATTGTCTTCAATTCTTTTAACTATTAATTTTGCCATATCTTCTCTCCTTTTTGGTTAACCTTTAATAAATATGTAAATTAAATTAAAAAACCCACCTTATGGGGTGGGTTTCTTGTTTCAATTTTTATTACAATCCGTATTTAGTATTGTAGTATTGCGTAATCGTAAGTAAGTGTCATTTCTACTGTTGCTAAATCTTCTCCTGCATAATCCATGTCTGAGAAATTAGCTGATTGAATGTATGCACCTTTAAGTGTCCACTCTTCTACTTTATCACCAACAGGACCCAAACTGTTAAATGTGATATCTTTCTTATAGAAATCAGAGTATCCATCTCTACCTGTTACAGATTCATGATGTAGTCTTACCCACTCCATTACTGCTTGTGCAGCGGAAGGTACGACTGGGTCGTATAAAGTGATTGCTAAATCTTGCCACTCAGAACGACCTTTTACATATCTTCTAACATTGATATGGTCGATGGTAACTTTACCATTGTTTATTTCTGGTCTGGCTGCCGTTTTCACCAAGTATGCAGGAATTCCTTCGATGTACATGATGAACCTATTTGACATTTTAGGTTCAAAGTTGGTGAACATTATTTCATTTGGGTCTAATAATTGTGCCATTTAATTCTCCGTTTTCTCTTTCTAATAAATAGTCTTTATTTTATTTTTTATTCAGGGAACGCTGCGCCAGTTGGAAGTACATTGAAATCAAGTACTATAAACTCTGCAGTTTTCGCTGGTTGAATAAAGATTTCTCCTTTTAAGATGTTTCTATCTATAATATCGGGTGTATTGTTTGATTCGTCCATAATAACTCGGAATGCGTAAAGACCTTGTCTTTGTTGTACTGATTCTAAGTAAGGGTTAACTATACTTAGGAATCTGTTTCTTGTTGCTGCCGTATTATTTTCGAACAATAAATACCTTGAAGATGATGCGATGAACTTCTTCAATGCGATTAGTAATCTTCTTACATTAATTCTGTCAAGAGCTGAAGGTCTAGCTTGAAGTGTCTTCTGACCAAATACCGTAGCACCTTGTCCAGGGAATGTAGCGATTGGGTTAATTCTATTTTCGTATAATGTATCTCTCTCGTCATGAGTCAATCTTGACTTAACTTCGATTACATTTGATAAACCACCTCTATTTAAACCTGCGGGTGCGAACCATGGTTCAGCAACTGCGTCATTAAATGCGATAACACCTGGTAATACAACACTTGGTGGTACCCAGACTGGTTTATTTTTGTCTGTATCAAGAATCTTACACCATGGGTGATAAGTTCCGACATAGTTTGAATCGAATGAACTTAGTGAGTTAACTACTGTTGAGATTGAATCTGTGTAAGAACCTGCGTCCATTACGAAGAATGCATCTTGTCTGTCTTCACACATATCTTTTGCAAAAGTAGTTACTGAAGAGTGTAGTCTATTGATTACACCTGGTAATACTAATAGGTTCATATCATATTCATCAGGATTTGACATTGCGCTAATAGCTTTTCTCATTGCGATTGTACCACCTGCGGTTGCTGATGATAAATCCAATCCTTGCATATTACCTGCAACAATGTTTGTTCCTGTTAGTACTGTTCTGTTTGGTGCGAATCCATCGAACCCACCTTGGAATGGTACTAAGAATTTTTTATTGTCTATAAGACCATCGTTTAGTGCAATTGCTGCTCCATTAGAAGTACATTGACTTAATAAGAACTTAGTTCCAACAGTTTCAGAACTTGAGTCTGGAATTGGGTTTAAGTAGTTTAAGTTATCTGTATTTGTAAAGTCGAATGAATAACCTAAGAATGCTCTTTTGTTAAATTCATTTGCAATTGACTGGTCTGTTACATATGTAGGACTTGGTAAATTATGTCCACTATGTATAGGTGACTTAACTGCTGCGAATCCGAAAGGAACAAGACTTGCATCAAGTGCTCCACCATCCATATCACTATTTACTTCTACTCTAATGTTTACAGATGCGTTTGGATAATCCCCATTTGAAGTAACTTTACCATTGTTATCAACAGTAATATACTTGTCACCAATAACTCTTTTAATGTAGTTAGGTGAATTAGGGTCTAAGTTAAGTCCACTAAATTCTTCTATAATACTTGGTCTAACATCACTATCTTGAACAGTTTGACCAAATATAGAATTAGCAATTTTAGAAGTATCTACTCTTCGTAGGATAACACTAAATGTTCCGTACTCAGAACCAGGAACTTCATTTGCTGGTTTAATATCTCTAATACCAATTTTAAATTCGTAGTTTGTCGAAGTACCATGTGACAATGTGTGGAATCTAAATAAGTTTTTACTTGTACCTGATACATCTTGTGATATGATGAAAGGTGTTGAAGCTTCTTGGTATGCTTTTGTATAGTCAGTTTTTCTAAATGTATCAACTTCTACATTACAATTAGGGTCAGCTGCGAAAGATGACGATTGGAATGAATTGAAGTTCATATATAGGTAACCAAATTCCGAACCATTTTTAGGAGATGAACCAAGTGTTTTTCCAATGTAGTTTACTGCGCTTGGGTCTAATGATGCGGTTGCTATTGCAAGTACTGCTGACTCTGATAAACCTGTTACTGCACCCGATGCACTCATATAAAGTGCGAAGTTAGATGCCGAAACATCTGGTGTTGGTGAAGCTGCTGAACCACTCAAGTTTGTTACAAGTGACCTATCAAATGAACCTGTTGAGTTTGCAACACCACCGAAAGGTACTTTTGTAGTAGGGTGAATTACTGCTGCTACTGAACCACTAATCTTTAATACTAAAGGTTCAACAGTATAACCACTCTGTCCTAATACTCTTACGATAGTCGCAGTTCCTGCGTCTTCTAAATATGATTGTGCAGTATAAGGTAGGTATGAATCTTCTGTCAAACCACCAAATACTTGTTGAAATTCTTGAAAGGACTCTACCTGTGTTGGTACGAATGCAGGCCCCTTTATACTTTGTCCTATAAGTGCCGCACCTATCTCTCCTATACCTTGTGGTAAGAATGAGAGGTCTTTTTCTCTTGTGAATACACCTGGACTAACAATTCTTTCTGCCATTATTTTCTCCTAAATTAAATCTTTGGGTTTACCTTTATATAAATACTCCAAAAATTTCCAAAACGAATACTTATTTGTTAGGTGTGAAAGTATTTGTAGCCACATCGTAAGTTCCCTCACCATATTTAGCTCTCAACTCCACACTTAATTCTCTTTCCTCGTTGGATAATTCTCTGTAAGATTCCATCAAAGTGTTCTTTTCAAGTTTCATTTCATTGAATTGGGCTTCCATGTTTTGAATACCAATTTCAATCTCACCTAACCTTGATGTAATTGATAGAGTTTTACTTTGAATTTCCGTAATTTTTTTAACTTCTTCTTCCGAAAAACTTTTTATTTCTTTTTCTGCCATAACATATTAATTTTATTTACTACACTTATAAATATGGAAAAATTATTCATTACCACTCTTTTTAGAGATTTTAATGCCAGAAAGACTTGGGTCTTCTGAAAATGAAACTTTTCCAATCGATACTGTTCGTTTAGTATTGTTGTTTAGTCCGACATATTCTGGAACGATATAAGCCTTAGTTACTAAAGATATTGTTGCTTTAGTAATTCTATCTTGACCCATCTCGGACATTGTTTCAAATGAGTAAGAATCACCTTTTATTACAAACTTATATCTTTCACCAAAAGAACGACCTTGGAAAAATACAATTTGCTCTACAACTTTGTTAACTTGTTCCATATAGTCACACCAAACTATCACTTCATATTGTAAATCAACATAATCAGGTCTTTCAACTGACATAAATTCTTTCTTTGGATTTTCTCCTGTCAGTATTGCAAATTGGTCGTACTTATTAAGTTTATTGTACTTTCTTTCAAAGAACTGATGTGTATCTTCGTTTTGTGCAACTTTTAATTTTGCTAAATCGGTGTTTACTGATAGATTATCTCTTTTAAAAACAATAACGGGAGTTAACATCATTCCGTTTTCGTCTCTCATAAACCCATCTCGTTGTGCACTTGCCCACTTTTCAGGTGATGCATACATTACAGGAACAGGATAAAATCTTCCATCATCCTCAACAGTTGGTCTTACATCCTTTTCTAAAAAGTTTTTAAATGCAGAATCGATATCGTAAATACCAACACTTACATTTTTTACATTATCCTTATCCCTTCTATACTGCTTTGCTTTATTTAATATAGGGTCAGGTGATGTAGAAGATTGTGTTTGTATAATCTGAGGTTTCGAGTTGTCTGTATTTCTGTATTTAGTTGCCATCGTTTATAGTCCCATTGGTACTTCGTTATCATTTTGGTTTGAATTACCGAATCTTGTTTCTACTAATTTAATACTTGTTTGTCTTGTAACATGACTATCACATATAATAGATACATTTAAACCTTGAGCATCACCACCATCCCAATACTGAGGATTCTTTCCTGCAAAGTATTGATATGAGTATGATGCGTCTATTAGATGATATTCATTATTCCATTGTACAATATCACCAACTGCAGGTACTAAATCTTTTTCTTTTAATGTATCTCTTAAAAACTTAAACTGAACTTCACGAGAATATGATTGTCCAAACTCATCAGATATTTGTGCTGCTTGATTTCTTTCTACTAAACATGGTATTTTTATTGGATTGTGAAATACTTTATTGTCACCCTCACCATATAAATTAGATTTGGTTTCAGTAATCGCAACCATATAGTAATACACTTCTGTATCAATTATATCATTAATGAGTTCTTTGTTCAATTTATTAAACAAACTCATATCTCTTTGTCCACCGAACAATGCCATAAATTACCCTATAAAAATTGGTCTTGGTACTCTGTTTAAAGTTTCCTCTAAGTATTCAGACTCTTCTTTTTTTGCTTCCATTAATGCTCTACGAGAAGTTGATTCTAACATTTCTTTCAAGTCAGTTAACAAAGTTTCTTTTTCAGCCGAAGCTTCATTTCTTAAATCAGACCCATCAAGTGTTACATCTGCACCTGGTATAGGAATAGAACTAAATTTAGCTCTGATAGCACCTAACATTTCTTTTGCTAATGCCAATGCGTATCGTGCAATCCATTGTTTACCTGCACTATTGATATTAGTATATGTTAATCTTCCAAATGGTGCGTTTGATAAATCACTTACAACATTTGAATTTGCAATTGGTGATTTACTTTCACTTTCTAATGTATAATCGAAATATACTTTTGCACCTGTATCTTTTCCTTGAGGGAATGGATATAATCTAATTCGTTGTCCATCTATATGGAATCCATATGATGATTTTCTAATATAATCATTAAATTCAATTGCTTGTAATCTTAATAAGTCATCAAACATTGGTTGCATCATGAATGAAACACCTGGCGAGTAATTACCCCATCCAAAAGTTTCTAACATTTGCTGAGAACCTAATCCTGTTCCGATGAATGGGTCAAAGTATCTTATGATTGCTGGTGGTTGTGTATGGAATACTCGTCTAAGTACGATACCATCATTTACTGAACCATTTTCTAAGTTCACCACATTTGCATCAGATAAATCATAAATTTGTTTACCTGCCACCATTTCAAAAGAACCTGTATATACTGTTACTCGTCCACCACTTAATGCTTCAGTACCATAATCTTTTGCTATACTAACCATACCATTTAGATTTGGTGCAATCTCAGTATCAGACAAATCAGTACCTAAAGCAGTACCTTGTATTGACAACATATTTTCTTTTGCTCTGTATTGATTTACTTGTGAAGAGTATTCGTTAGCTGCTTCTTCAAGACAAGTAAAAAAGTTTATATCTTGCAACTCGACATCTACGATTGGGTATCCCAATCTCTTCGCACACCATTCTGCTACTTTCGGAGCGTCATTCTGAAATTGAGTATCAGAATCAAAGAATCCGAAAGGAGTTGATGAACCACTTGAAAATGAACCTGAACCAGGCCATATTGGAATGTTTACTGCCATTTAATTCTCCTCTATGTATATAAATATGGAAATAATTAGCTTTCCCTATTTTCCATGAACGAAACTACAATATAACGAGTACCTTTAGTGGTTGCACGCGCTCCATGCTTATGAGTTATATTGCCAGGATGTAATGTTGCGTAACCAATTGGATTTTTTACTAACTTCTTTTGTCTTCTGAACCAAGTACCACCACCTTCGTATTCATCTAAATCTGATAGTTGTACTAAACAAGTAATATCTGCCCTATCGTGATGTATTCCCAAGTGTCCTTGTGCAGTTGGTATATATTTTGCTAAAAAGTTTTCGGAACTCATACTATCCCATCCTTTACCTTCTAACGCCCATAAATATACTGCAACTTGCATAACATAGTCTTTCAATACATCATTATATATCTCGTCCATTCCAATTTCTGTTATCAACATATCAGTTGTTGGGTAATTTTCATGTCGGTCAAAAGTCCATCTATTAGAATGTTCGGCTTCTTCTCTAATCATTTTACAAAATTCTTCAGTAAATAAAGGAAATTGAAAACAACTATCAAATGGTTCGTCTACTATCAAATCCCATTCCTTTGTACGAGCTGAATATGATATGAATTTTTTTGTCCACTCATCTTTGTTGTCCCAATATGTGTATAGTTCTGGATGAAGTTTTTCAAATCCAAAATCTTCTGGCGGAGTAAATCCTCTTGCCTCATCTGGTAACTTATCATTCACCAAATTATACCACTCTACATATCTGTCACTCCAATTTTGTTTTCTTGCAAATTGTTCAGCACTATCTAACAACTTCTTGTGTTCTTTTACTTGTTGACTTGAAAAAGCAAATGCTGCGATAAATGTATATCGCATAAGGCCTGTATTTTTATTTTCCCATTTGTAGTTATCAGGGGAACTATCATCAAATGGAGTTTCACCTGACTCATGAGTATGTGAACTTATTAATGTACTTTTATTATCGAGTAAGTGTTTTAAATTACCTGTATCAGATGATAGAAGTTTAACTCGACCCATCATCATTTCAAGAGCAGTTATACAATATGTTTCAGGATACTGAGATGGGTAAATCCACCACTCAGAAGATTTAATTTGTTTGTATAACTCAGATGGATTTAGTGAACCTAAATAATGTACATCAAAGTCTCTTTCATAAGTTGGGTAATCTTTTTTTATTCGTTCTAAAGTGTCCCAATCATTAGTATAAGGTGGTGATGCAACCCACAAAGTTAAATTAGGATTAATGTTTTTTAAATCATCCCAAATATTTAACAGATTCCACAATCCTCTATCAGGTCCAGATGTGTAAATTACTTTGTCTTTAAATTTTTCTTGTTGGATGGAATCAAAGTCGGATGGGTTTATAGCATTTCCTATAACTTTAACCTTTTCAGAGTTTAAATTATATTTTTTCACTAATTGACCCTTTTGCCACTCTGATACTGCGATTATATTTGTTAATTTAGGATGGTTTAGATAATCTACTCCATCATTTGGAAGAGTCTCACCATTATACCATGAATAGAACTCTAAATTATGTATCCAAAAGTAAGAACTATCGAATGTTATATTTTTATCTTCTAAAACTTTAAAGTAATGAATGTAATTTGATGCAATAACAACATCAAAGTGTTGATTGTTATCAATACTGTCATAATCAATAAATTTTAGATTATTTGTTTGACTATTTGAAACTTCACCTGTAATTATTACCTCGTGACCTTTCTTTTCAAACTCTTTAGCTAAGTTAATGACGCAATATTCAGAACCACCCATACCTTTTTGTTTTAGTATGGTGTCATTAATTGGTTCGTTTTGATATCCTACTGTAAATAAAACTCTCATATCTATTCTACTATATAATTAACAAATTCTTCGTTTTTACCATATCTGTCATAATCTCTATAACTGATATCTTTTATTGAATGGTTTTTTTCATAATCCCACATCCAATCTTCTTTTCCTAATTCCTCAAATCTATCCTTTATTTGAGTATCATAATAATCTCTAATTAACCTTGCTCTTCGGTTAATATCAACTCTATTGTTGTCAACAGTAGAGTCTCCATTATTATATTGTACATATAACATTTTTTTAAGATGAATAAATTTAGTTTCTAAAAATGTTTTAATAATTAATTCTAAATCATCTGCGACTGAAATATTTCTATTGTGTCCTCTGATTTTATGATACACATCTCGATTCCAAACTCTACAATGGTTTGGCATCCCAATATTAAATCTAATTGTTTTTGGATTTATTTCAGGATAATGATGTACTAACCACTCTTTATCATCAATCTCTTGCCAAGTATGACCTGCGTAACCCCATACAAATCCATTCTCAGAATGACCATACCAATCATCACCTATGTAACCATATATTCTCGGTGAATTATCCTTTTCAACTTCAGTTACATCTGTATAAATAAATCCAGCATCTGTATGTTTCTTACTTGCATCAAGAACATCTTCTAAACAAGTTGATATTAACCAATCATCGTGGTCTAATTCAAATAACCACTCACCATTACATAACATTGCCGCTCTATGTTTAGCCTCACCAACATTTCCACCTGATATTGGTGATATTCTATATGGTTTTACCCTATAATCTAATTTAGCTATATGATTTATCATTTGCCAAGTTAAATGATGGTCTTCTGGTGAATCATCTACCACAACCCACTCCCAATTCTGATATGTTTGTTCTAATAGAGATTTGTATGTTCTAAATATTCTATTTTCAGTTTTATATGTTGGAGTGAATACTGATAATAGTGGTGAATCTTCATTACTATAAACTCTATTTGATTCACATGACCAAAAAGTTGACTGACAAACTACATCATTCGCTATTACATTATCAGGATAAATTTCTTCTGCATTAACTATCTTAGATTTTACAATATCATCGGTTACATTTTGTAATTCCGATGGAATTTCACCTATTACATAAATAATATCAGCTTTATGTTTGGATAAATGTGATTTCCAATTTTTAGCATCTCTGTATGAATAAATTACAACATTTTCGAATAAATCTTCTTCGTGATAGATGTCGGATGTTAATTCGTATTTACCAAATCGTTTCCAACCATATACTAATGCCGTTGGTAAAGTAGTCTTTTGCATATCTTATCTGTAAGGTTCACCACCAACCCATAAAACAAATGATTTTCGTATACCACTTGTTACGGGAGTTACTCTATGTAAATAAAATGAAGGAAATATAATCGCTGCTCCTTTTTTAGAAGGTGCAGTCAATTCTTTTCCAATATTAAATTGTAAGTCACCACCTTCGTATTCATTTGAATCTGAAAGTTGTACTGTTACTGATATTTTTCTTTGATTTTGTATCTCTATACCACAATCCATATGCCAATCATACCCACCTTCTTGACTTCCGTAATATTCAGTATATTGAATTGATTCATTCATAGTAGATAAATCAAACTTCCACATTTTTTGATTTGATTCTACAATCATATTGTGAAGTTTTTCATAAACCCATCCCCATTCTTGATTTTGAGGACACCATTTTACTCTTGATTTTCTATAATCTGATTTTTTTGATGATTCACCTTCACCTGTTGCTGCATCTTCAAATGGAAGGAGTTTGGTCATTTGTTCTATTTGACTTAATTCAGTTGAATCAAACCCATCTGCGAACCAATAATAATCTGTGAAATTTACATCCCATCTATGAGGGTTTCTATCGAATCCAAAATTTGCTCTCATAACTTTTTTAATGTTTGTATATAAATATGAAAAATAATTTAGTAAAAGCTACCACTATGTACAGACCTTATGATATAGACATCATCACCTGAAGACCATCCATTTGGTTTAAATGTTAGTATACCACCTTGAACTTCAAAATATCCTAAACCACTCATCGAAGCCCCTTGAGCACCAATTACACCTTTTACACCTTGAACACCCGTATTACCTTTAACGCCAGTACGACCACCTGAGCCAGTTGCACCTTTATTACCTGCATTACCTTGAGCACCTTGAACACCACCACCACCTGTTGTACCTTTAGAACCTTTATCGCCTGAATTACCTGTTTTACCTTTTAGACCTTGTAAACCTACTGCGCCTGTATTACCTTTATCACCTGCGAGGCCTGTATTCCCTTTAATACCCGTTCTACCGCCAGAGCCAGTTGCACCTTTATTACCTACATCACCTTGAGCTCCAACTGCACCTTGGTTTCCTGTATTACCTTTAGAACCCTTATCGCCTGCATCACCTTGAGCTCCAACTGCACCTTGTAAGCCCGTTGCACCCGTATTACCTTTATCACCTGCTACGCCTGTATTACCTTTTACACCAGTACGACCACCTGAACCAGTTGCACCTTTATTACCTGCATCACCTTGAGCTCCAACTGCACCTTGATTACCTTGGTTACCTTTTGCACCTTTATTACCTGCGAGGCCGGTATTACCTTTATTTCCTTTAACACCTTGGTTACCAGCATTTCCTTTATTACCTGCATCACCTTGAGGACCTGTTGCACCTTTTACACCTGTTCTACCACCTGAGCCAGTAACACCTTTATTACCTGCAGCACCTTGAGCACCAAGTAGACCTTGATTACCAGTATTTCCTTTAGAACCCTTATCGCCTGAGTTACCTGTTTTACCTTTTAGACCTTGTAAACCTACTGCGCCTGTATTACCTTTGTTTCCGGCAACACCCGTATTACCTTTTACACCTGTTCTACCACCTGAGCCAGTAGCACCTTTATTACCTGCATTACCCTTAGTACCTTTATCACCTTGGTTACCAGTATCTCCTTTAGCACCTTTATCACCTGCGAGGCCTGTATTACCTTTTAGACCTTGTAAACCTACTGCGCCTGTATTACCTTTGTTACCTGCATCGCCAGTATTACCTTTTACACCTGTTCTACCAGTTGAGCCAGTAGCACCTTTATTACCTGCATCACCTTGAGCTCCAATTGCACCTTGTAAACCTACTGCGCCAGTATTTCCTTTAGAACCTTTATCGCCCGAATTACCTTTTGCACCTTTTAGACCTTGTAAGCCCGTTGCACCCGTATTACCTTTATTACCTGCGAGGCCTGTATTCCCTTTAATACCCGTTCTACCACCTGAGCCAGTAGAACCTTTATTACCTGCGAGGCCTGTATTTCCTTTAACACCTTGGTTACCAGTATTTCCTTTACTACCCTTATTACCTGCATCACCTTGAGCTCCAACTGCACCTTGTCGACCTACTGCGCCTGTATTACCTTTGTTACCTGCTACGCCCGTATTACCCTTAACGCCTGTTCTACCAGTTGAGCCCGTACCACCTTTATTACCCGTATTTCCTTTTGCACCTGTTAGTCCTGTATCACCAGTATTTCCCTTAGCACCTTTATTACCTGCGAGGCCTGTATTTCCTTTATTTCCTTTAGCACCTTGATTACCTTGATTACCTTTAGCACCTGCGAGGCCTGTATTTCCTTTTGCACCTGTTGCACCTGCCGAACCTGCAGCACCTTTATTACCTGCGAGGCCTGTATTTCCTTTTACACCTTGGTTTCCTGTATTACCTTTAGAACCTTTATCGCCTGAATTACCTGTTTTACCTTTTAGACCTTGTAAGCCCGTTGCACCCGTATTACCTTTATTACCTGCGAGGCCTGTATTCCCTTTTACACCTGTTCTACCACCTGAGCCAGTAACACCTTTATTACCTGCAGCACCTTGGTTACCCTTAACACCTTGATTACCAGTATTTCCTTTAGCACCTTTATTACCTGCGAGGCCGGTATTACCTTTATTTCCCTTTGCACCTTGGTTTCCTGTATTACCTTTAGCACCTGCAACACCCGTATTACCCTTAACGCCTGTTCTACCAGTTGAGCCAGTAGAACCTTTATTACCTGTATTACCTTTGTTACCCTTAGCACCTTGGTCACCTGCCGAGCCAGTATTACCTTTTGCACCTTTATTGCCCGAATTACCTTTTGCACCTTTTAGACCTTGTCGACCTGTGTTTCCTGTTGACCCTTTGTTTCCTGCAGAACCCGTATTACCCTTAACGCCTGTTCTACCACCTGAGCCAGTAGAACCTTTATTACCTTGAGCACCTTGGTTACCCTTAGCACCTTGTAGACCTGTATTTCCTTTAGCACCAGTTTCACCTGCGAGGCCTGTATTTCCCTTTGAACCTTGATTACCAGTATTTCCTTTAGCACCTTTATTTCCTGCGAGGCCTGTATTTCCTTTTGAACCTTGTCGACCTGTATTACCTGTTGAACCTTTATTTCCTGCAAGACCCGTATTACCTTTTGA